CTTCAGCATTTACTGGTAACTACGGCACAGACGGTCCTAACGGTAGTGCTTACATCTTAGATAAATCTAATGGTAAGGTTTACCAAATGGATGAAATGAAGTACACGGATGCAGGAACTGCCATCACTTGTACAGCAATTTCTGCCAAGCTAGACTTTGACAACATGAACCGCAAGTTTATGCACAGACTAACTCTAATAGGTGACGTGCCTGATGATACCTTGGTAGACAGCACAGTTAACATCTCTTGGTCAGATGATGATTATAAGACATGGTCTACACCAGTTGCTCTTGTCTTTAATGGAGACCTTCCTGCTATTTTTAAATTAGGAATGTTTCGTAGACGAGCCATTAAACTAACTTATGCTCTTCCTCACCTGCTTCGTTTAGAAGGTATAGAAGTAGACATTAATAAAGGAGCTAGCTAATGGCTATAGGTCTTCCACCACCGCCCACAAGAGCTGACAACGGCGACTTTGCATGGGTGGCTTGGTATAACCAACTCTACACGCTCCTGTCCTCAACAGGAGCAGTTGCATGGTCTCAAGTAGACAAAGCTGGAAGTTCTATTGCTGATTTGCAAAACAAGAACCACGGCCTACTCACTAGCATTTTAGGAAGTGGTCAATATCATGTTTCTTCTGCAGAAGCTACATTACTGACTAATTTAAATACAACTGGGCATAACGCTTTAACTGGTATTAATGGTAGTGGTAACTATCACGTAACGTCTACGCAAGCCACAAACTTAAACTCAGGAGTTTCTGGCACATTTACAGCAGGTTTAAAAACAATCACAGTGACTAATGGAATCATTACGTCCATTGTTTAATTAAAGGAATATATTATGGGATGGTGGACAGATTTTCGCGACACTGTAGAAGCAGCCGCAGTACCTATTGGTAATTACTTTCTTCCTGGCTCTAGCTTAGTAACCTCACAACTTGTTAGTAACGGGGCAAAAGAAAAACTCAACACAGACTTTGGTAAGTTAGCCATGTTGGGTAGTGGTGTTGCTGGTGGTGCTAACGGCAACATGAGCAACTATAGTTCTCTTGGTGAGATGTTTAATGGTTCTCCCAGTGCCATGACTACTCCTGATGTAACCCCTACATCGACTACAGCAGGAACAGCTCCTACAACTTTAGGTGGTAGCACTACACCAACAACTCCAGCGTTTTCTCCTACAACTGTATCTCAAGGAAGTAATATTCCTGTAGATACTACAACAGGCCCAATTAATCCAGGTCCTAATATGATTGGTGCTGATTATGAGCAAATGCCTCAGAACATGCCAGCATACAGTGCAGTTAATGCTCCTATTCAAGGAGCTGCTCCAGGTTTCTTAGCTTCTATGGGTGCAGGTAACTTTGGTGATGCAGCTTCTGCTGTTGGTAATTGGGCTGCTAAAAACCCTATTCAAGCAATCTATGGTGCTGGTAGCTTATATGACATGTATGCCAAGAATCAAATGGCTAACAAACAACAAGCCATGTACAATCAAAACCGTCAAGACATCTTGAACACTTATGCTCCAGGTTCTCCTGAGTACAACTTGCTCAAGCAAGAGATGGATCGTAAGGATGCTGCTGCTGGTCGTAACAGTCAGTACGGCACTCGCGCTAATGAGTTTGCTGGTAAAATTGCTGGTTTGCGTATGAATGCTTTGGGCAATATGCAATCAGGTCAAAATGCCTTGGGCAACCAAGCTTTGGGTAACCAGTTTGGAATGTTTAATACGCCATTGACATTGGCTGCTCTTACTGCCACTTCTAAATAAGGAATCATATGGCTGACTTATCAACCATGTTTAACCAACTTGGCCCTGCAGGAGGTTCTATCCTAGCAGGCGTTCAAATGGGGAATGAGGCTAATGCTGCTAAATCAGAGCAAGCAATGCGTCAAGCTCAAATGGACAAAATCTTGATGGAAACAGATCAAGCTAAGCTAATGAATCCTTTGGAATTACAAGCTAAGCAACAATCCATTGCTGCTGCTGATTTAAAAGCAAAGCAAGAAAAGGATGCCTACCGCGATGAGGTTTTGGGTAAAGCCATTCCAACATTAGCTGGTATCTCTGGTCCAGCTCGTTATGCTGCTGCAGAACAAATCTTTGCACAAGCAGGTATTCCTTTGGACCAAGCGGACAAAGAGCATTTGTTTGGTATGTCTCCTGATGCTATGCTTAAAGAACTTAAAGCCAAGCATGAGTGGTCTCTTACCCAGAACAAGGGTTATCGTCAAGCTATGGATGTGGCACTCACCAATGAGCGTTCACATAAATACAGTTCTGACCAATCTTTGGCAGGAGTTAAATATTCTGCTGATGCCCGTGCTAATGCCCTTGCTGCCAAGAACAAAGGTATTGCTACCATTGAAGATCAGGTTAAATCTGGTAAGATGACTGCAGAGAAAGCTGCTGTTGCTATGTTTGGTGCTGCTCAATTTGAAACAGACCCAACAGAGAAACAACGCCTCGAGAACATGGCTAGACAGTATGAACTGTTTGCTATGAATCAACGCAATGCTTCAGCTTCTGGTAAGGTTGATGTTGGTGCTGCTGCTAACTTGCCAACACAAACATTGCCTCCTGCTTTAGGTACAGCCCCTGCTGCAACTCCTGCTAGTGGTGGTCACACCCTTGCAGACGTACAAAAAATGTATCCTAACGTAGGTGCTGACCAACTTCGTAAGGCTTACAAAGATAAATTTGGAGTTGATTTAAAATGAGTGATCCATTAGGTCTGTTCGCAGACACAAACAGCAACGATCCTTTGGGCATTGATCCATTGGGTTTGTTTGCAACAAAGACTAAGTCTGTAAAAGACCGGACCTTGGATGAACTTAAACAAGCTGTTGACGTGCAACGTGAAGGCTTGACTGGTGCTGCAGAAGCAGCTTTAAGTTTAGGCACAGGAGCTTTGGGCATGGTTGGCGGTATTCCCGTTGCAGCTATGCAAAAGCTCAATGGTGCTCCTGATACATTTGAGAACCTGTATGGTAATGCTGTTCAACGCATGACGTTTGAACCTCGTACAGAAGCAGGTCAACAAACTACTCAGAACCTTGGTGAAGCCATTAACCGTTATGTACTGCCTGCTGCTGTGGGTGTACAAGGTTTGCCTTATGTTAATACCCTTGCTCCTATTCTTGGAACAATGGGTAAGAACCTTACACGTACCAAGGTTCCTGTTCCTAAAGCTGTAGAGACGCCTAAGACTGGCGTTGCAGCCATGAAGGATGAGCTGGCTGGTAAAACAGAGCCTGCTGTAGATGCCAACCTTGAGTTCTACAAACAACAAGCTCTTGCTAAAGAGCAAGCTGCTTTAGAAGCACAACGTGCTGCTGGTGAGCGTCCCATTACTGTTGGACCACAGGGCGTGGAAATGCCTGGCCTGCGTAGTGCTCAAGAAGCTATGGCTAACTTTGACCGTGATGTTCGCCGTGGTGAGCGCCAAGCGCCTACAGAAAGTACAGACACTTTGTTTGTTACTCCTGAAGGTGAGGCGTTGTTTAATCCTCTATTTGAAGATCAACAGCGTGTTAACATGGCTAAAGAAGTTGCTGGTGAACAACAACGTCTGGCTGCTGAGTCTGAATTGGCTCAACGTTCTCAACAAGGTGTGCAAGGCAGTGTGTTTGAACCACAAACAAACATGCACCGTGCCTTTACAGAAGTGTTTGCACAAGACCAGAACGGTGTGCGTCCTTTGTCTAAAGCTGAGTTCATTGAAACTCTTGACAACTTGGCTAAAGAACCTGGCACTGCTTTCCAGATGCCAGAGAACATTACAGAAGCCTACCAGAAATACCTTGAGCATCCTGCTCATGGACAACAAGATTTCTTCGGTGCTCACGAAGTTCCTGTAGAAGCAACACATAAAACTCTGGGAGAAATGACTCCAGCAGAGAAAACTAAATTTACTAAGGCTGGTAAGAAACTAGGACTTACCCCTGAGATGGAACAGCGCATGCGTGAGCAAGAGTTGTTCCCAGGAATTACCAAACTTCATGCCAACTTTGACCCAGAAGCTTTTAAAATGGCGGGTTTGAGTGCTCAGTTTGGTAAGTCTCCAATGCTCAATGTCCCAGGTATTGGTGACCGTTTGAAGTCTATTGGCAATGCTATGATTGAGTCTCCAGAGGCTGCAATTGACTTGGCTAAGGCTTCCCCTGACGTGTCTCAGAACATAGTTCAAAAGGCCGCTAATGCCCTTACAAAGGGTGGTGCATTCCTTAAAGCCAAGGTTAACAATCCTGTGGTACATTTCACTGTAGATCGTTTCCTTAAAGCTGACGGACAAGCTAAGGCTGAGGTGTTTGACAAACTGCACACACGTTACTTAGGTGCATTGCGTGATTTGTCTAAAGGTGAGCGTACAGAAGCTTTTGAGCTACTAAACCTTGCTGACTTGAATCAAA